GTTATCTTCTGGTTTGCTTGTACGCTTACCACCTTTGAGATGTAATCTCTCTCCAGTAGTTCCGTCAATATGCCATTGTCTACCTTTGGTATCGAATCGCATAACTCTTTTTTCACCGAGTATCTCGTATCGTTTAGGTTTCTTATAAAAGAAAGCACGACCTTTCCTAGCCTTGTTTTCTTTAATAGCTTCCTCAACGAATACATGAAACTCATCTTTAGTTATAGTTTCAGCTTTCATGTTTCTCCTATGTTGGTTGATTAATTTTCGGGGTGGACATGGATAATCCAATAGTTACTTTATCCAAGTGTGTACACATGATATGCCCACCCCCCTTGATTGTATGCTAATGTTTGTAGTTTTGCATTAGCCTAATAACAAAAAAGGGCAACCAAGTCTCCCTGATTGCCCTTACATATTATAACATTTATTGTTCTATGTCAATTAGCTTTTGCTTTTCAAACTCTGGATCATAATAGCTTACCCAGTATTTTCTATCTACTGTCTCACAGAAACTAGCAAATACTTTATTACCATTGTAAGTATTATAACCCCATACTTCTCCATTACCAGATTTGTAATTAGGGTTTTCCATAAAAGTTGTGATAGCTTCAACTCTATCTGAACAGAACTCATAAGGTCGTAGCTTTGATAATACTTCATCAAAGCCACCACCTATATACATCAAAGTAATTATTACTTCCATGTTATTCAGTTATTGTTTGTACATCTGAACTTTGAAGATCGGATTGTGGTTTCAAAGGGAAAACCATTTTATGTTTTTCCCAAGCTGCTGAATCACTATTCCACATTCTCAAAGCCTCTTTAGCAAGTCTTAATTGAAACATTAATTCTTGCGTAGGTTTGCCATGATTTTCAATCAAAGCTAAACAATTGATTAACTTCTTACGAAGTGTCCTTCTCCATTTTAATTCATGGGTAGTATCAATTATTGGTTTGTTTTCTTCTAACATATGTTACTCCTTGTTGAGTAATTAGAGTATATAAAAAAACCCCATGTATGTCAAGCATACACAGGGTTTGTTTTTAACTATAGAGGGCTAAAAAATTGTTATGATAAATAATGGATACTATTTAGATATTTAATCTTTTTATGCTGATCTTCTGTAGCATGATCAAGATTATTAGTATGCACCATAATCTGTACATACTCATT